CACGTGGCGCGCTTCATGGCAGCCGCGGTCGAAAGCGGGGTAAGGTTCCTTGGGGGAGGAACCGTTCCGACGTTCGGGGAAGAGATGGGCACCATGGCTTATGTTATGGTGGAACTCGAGGACGGTAGTTGTCACACCGTCTTCCCATCTCTGGTGGGAGAGTTGCAGTGCTACGCGGGCTTTAGGCCTAGAAACGCTGCAACACTCATGGCCTTGAGGCATCGTGCCCTCGAGTGGGCTAAGGCGTCTTCACTTAGGTGGACGGACGTCGCTCAAGGCCTTTGCAGCTCTGTCGCGTTGGGACTGGCTGTGTCTTCGCAAGAACGCACGGCTACTGAGTTCCTTGGCAGGGTTGCACCACTAACCCTGGCACCTTTGGTTTAGGACAGCATGGTGTGCTTGGCCGGGCATTGCGTAGGAGACACTCCCCTGGTGCTCCGAGACGATGCTGAGTTGGTCGACGAGCACATTACATGCTGTTCTGATTCAAAGAGACATTTACAGACAGCTATGGTGGCACCGTTGCCTGGCACTTGGGTGCCCGCGGTCCATGCCACCTGCCACCACAACGAGATCGCCGCCCTTGTGAAGCGATCTCTCGGTCCTACTCCCGTTCCGGAGGAGTCGGCGCGCCACAATGTGGAGTGGGCGTTTAGGCGCCTACGCCGCGTTGCTAGTCGATACTGCGGACAACGTTGGGACTACCTGGAGACTGCGCAATCGTATACGGGGTCACTGCGCAAGAGATACCTTGAGGCACGAATGTCGTTGATGCTTGATGGTCCGTTGGGTTCGTCGGACTACAAGCTTAGATCATTCGTGAAGGCTGAGAAGAGGGATGTCCAGTGTTTGGCAAAGCCTAGGTTGATCTTTCCCCGATCACCTAGGTATAACCTGCACCTAGCTTCTTGGCTCAAGCCCTTCGAACACTGGCTTTGGGGTAACCTTAAGTCAGGGGCGATCTCCGGTGTCGGAAACTCCAGGGTTGTGGCTAAGGGACTTAACCCACGCGAAAGAGCCAATCTTATACTCCGGAAGTTTTCCGGCTTGGACGACTGCGTGGCGTTCGAAGTTGATGGGCGTGCCTTTGAGGCGCACGTGGATGTGTGGCAACTGCTTCAAGAACACTCTGTTTATGAGTCGGCCTACCCGGGTGATTCGGGGTTGAAGAAGACTCTTAACAAGCAGTTGTGGAACTATGGTCGAACGACCAATGGGGTGAGGTTTAGTCGCTCGGGTGGTCGAGCAAGCGGCGACGTCAACACTGGTATGGGTAACTCCCTTATCATGTTGGCCGTTGTGGCCGGTACGATGCGTTCCATTGGCGTGCCATGGGACACATTGGTTGATGGCGACAACGCTTTGCTGTTTGTTAGGCGTGTAGATCTCCCGAGGGTTCTCCTCGACTTTGCCCCAGGTGCCCTCCGTAGTTCCGGTCATGAAATGGCCCTTGAGCGTCC